AATCATCAACTTTTTTCTGTCCTAAAGGCATCCCCTGCATTTGAGGATTTGGAGTTGTTTGTTCGTTCACTTTCTTTCTACCTTGACAGTGTGCTCTTTGTGAAAAACCTTTTGGGTTCTTACAGTCGATAGACTTCTTATACTTCTCAGACCATCCCTCACTTACCGCTCCACCATTACCACCATTTCCATTACCATTGGTCTTACCATTCTTAGTGGTTTCAGTAGACTCTTCACCACCTTCCTTCTCTTCATGCTCACCATCTTTCATCAAACGACCCGATCCCATAACATGGTGACCAGCAGGTATTTTCTTACACTTTTTTGAAGTGAAGCAATAGTAGTAACCCTTTTTGCAGGATTTTTTCATTATTACTATTCAGTCTTATTATTATTTAGAAAACCTTGCTTGAGTAGTTTCTGAAGTTCTGATGTGGAACCAACAAATACTGCATTATTGGTAACAGTGTTTGGTCCTTTATTGTTTCCAACATCCTCTTCTACATCTTTCAGTTTCTTCTGTAAGTCAATCAACTTATCTGTTGTATCAGCGACACTTTTAATCAACTGACCAGCAACTTCATATGCTCTTGGACTACCACCTTCACCGGCAAGTTCCATGATTCCATTGATTGCTTCTTGACCCTTTTCAATCAGCGAATATAAGTTTGCTCTTGTATACTCATAGTCTTTTGAGATGTCAGTCTTTTGCTCAGATTTTTGGATACTCTTTGGAGTATCGTCAACCTCAACAATACTGCTCTCAACATTCAGAGCATCATCAATAGAATCAAATTCAGACATAAGTTATCAAATATCAGTTTGTTGTGTTGGACTATAAGACTTAGAATCACCCAGGTATTCCCATTCCTCACTAAATCCAAAGTCATCACCAGGATTTGCATTAATTGGATCTGGGACAACTGTATATCTCATTTCTCTCTTGGCGGTTGTCCTATCGGTATCAGCATAGTTATCAACGATAACCTTGCGAATGAGACCCTCTGGATTGTCTGCGATAGGACCAAAGAGATAAGTTTTTGCAGTAAACTGTAATCTATATATTAACGCTCTTCTTGTGGAAAAATCTCCTTCATAATCGTCTTGGAATGAGACACTATTTAAGACGATTGGGATGTCTCTCTTTTCTCCAATAGATTCGACTAAATCAACAGTCAAATTAAACGCTGGTTGAAAGTTTGGAAGAATCTGCTCAACAATCTGTAAAGCATCATCATTTAACTTACATAAAATTGCCAACTCAAAACCAATGTTATACGGAACAGGCATGAATACCTTCTTCATGGTGTTTCCATCCACTGCTCTGAAAGTCTGAGTAACACCAGTTTTTCTTGTGGCATCATAGTCAATAGATGTCATCTCAAATGACATTCTTGGCAATGTGATTTGAATCGGTTTGTTCAAATCTGCTTGCTGCTCAAGTCTTGCTAGAAACTTTTGAGTAGGTCCATATGCCAATGGAACTCTCATGTCACTAATGACTTTGGTTTCATCTTTGTGTTGAATATGAATATCATTAAAAAGCGTGCCAAAGGCAATGATAGTCTTTCTAATGATTTCGTGGTAGTGGTAAGTTCCTAACATTAATAGTTACCGAAAGGATTTGATTCTGTGAAGTCGAGTATATTGTCTGCTTCGAACTCAAGTTGATCATTTTGACTATATTTATCGACAGTTGTGTTAGCTGCTGATACTCTCACCACATAACTAGCGCCAGATTTTGCACCTGTAATGATTTCCCCAGGATAGAAAGTTCCTGAAGAGATACCAACCTGAAGAATATTGGTGCTACTAGTCCACCTCTTAACCCTTGCAGTTGCTCCAGAAGTTCCCCCTGTAATGACTTCATTTTTCCAGAAGGTTCCAATACCAGTTGTGGATGCTGCACCAACTGTCAATGATGGTGTAGTTGTATAACCATCTCCAGGATTTGTAATTCTGATTGAAGTTACAGATCCTGCAGATCCTATTACTGAGGTTGCTGTTGCTGTTGTTCCAGCGCCAGGTCCAGCAATAGTCACTGTTGGGGCAACAGCATATCCCGATCCTCCACCGGTAATATTGACAGAAACTATACCATTTGATGTTGTATTGATAGAACAAGTTGCTGCAGCACCACTTCCACCACCACCTGTAATAGAAATAGTTGGGGCAACTGTATAACCAGATCCAGCATTTGTCAATAATATCTCCTTAACGGATGTTATACTATTTCTTGTTGTAGTAATAGCAACTGCTGTTGCAGTTGTGAATCCCGTTGGTGGAGATGAGAACGTAACCGTAGGAGTGCTAGTATATCCGGATCCATCATCATTTAGGAAAATTTGTCTCACGTAACTACTACCAATGCTTACTGAAGCATTTGCATTAGATCCACCTGAGAAAAGTCTGAGATCAATAATATATCCAGTTTGATCTAATACTTCACTGATTTCATCGACCGTAGTATCAATAACTTCATCTTCGTATTCGAAGAGTTCACATTTCAGTTCATAGACATAGTTTTTACCTAACTGATAGAAAGGTTGCTCATGCTCTACAAACTTAACCTCAAATATTCTTTGACCGAGTGGGAAATAAATCAAATCTCCTTCTCTAGGTCTTGAAGATACTGTGATTTCTTCATCATCCATATCCTCAAGAAAAACTGAGATAAAGTCTTCGAATCTTTCTTTCGAAATAGTCAAAGATAACTCATCTCTAATACTTACACCAAACTTTGTCATTATATCGCCAGCACCACTGTATCCATCAAAGTTATTAATATATGCTTCAAGCAAGAAGTTATCATCAAACGTTGATGATTGAATCTCCTCAATAATCGTTTGCTTTCTTACAAACTTTCTTGGAATGTAAGTTACCTCTACACCATAGATCTTGAGTTGTTCATTGATCAACTCTTGAACTAATCTTTGTTCTCCGTAAGAACCTTGAAGAAAGAAGGGATTTAATGCCATTATCCAATAAAGTCGTAGGGAGGAAGTTCATAATCCATTGCCATTCTTGATCTTATCTGTTCTATCTCTCTTTCAGCGTCTTCAAAAATCTCTCTACCATTCAACTCAATTCCACCAGGAAGTTTAACACCCCTAAACTTGATTAAGTTTTGACCCCACTGACGCTTGATCAATGCAGTCAAATACTTCTTGACAAAACTGTCATTGTAGACTGCTGTATAGTCTGATGGATTTAAGATTCTGTAGCAATCAATCACTAAGAAATCGCCAACAGATTGTGATTTCCAATCAATGTCAAGATACAGTCTATTTTGTCTCTTATTAAATCTTATCTGCTTATCTGTCGTTAAAAGGAAGTCAATATCTTCAAGATATGACTTGACCATCGCATATTGTAACAATTCAACCGAGTTGAAGTTGTATAGATCATTCAAAAACAACTGATATTTGATACTAAACATTCCACCAGATATTGCGCTGGTGTCAAATCTAAAAATCTTCTCAATACCGATTACAGAATCTGGTATTTGGATAAAGTTTGATGTTTCGTAGAAGTTTGAGGTTGTTGTTCCATATCCAGCGATTGATGTGGAAGTTGCGCTGGTTGTTACGATACCAACCCCGTTGATATTTTTCGCTCTACCTCTATCAAGATCCGATTGTGTGATCTGATATTTCAGATACATTCTTTCGACACCATCAAAGTGTCTTTCTTGGAAATACTGAAGAGCATCATCGACCAAATCATCAATCTGGTCGTCATCTACGTTAATTTCCAATACTGGAGCACCTAACCGCCTAAGACAGTAATCAATTAGTTCTTGGCGTGTTGATGGTTTTGCCATTAGAATTCCTCAGAAGATGAATTATCTGTTTTTGTAGTTTTTCTGGTATTTTTTGCTTTTAACTTTTCAATCTCATCATTCTGCTCATTGATCTTTTTAGTCAATGCTTCAATCATTTGATTTGAACTTATCACCTTTGCTTCAAGAGCAATATTCTGATTAAACAAATCGTATGATTTTTGTTGGTATACTCCAATAAAGTTTTTATAATCGTTTTCAGTCATGTCAAGATACTAAAATGGGTAGGATTGCTCCTACCCATATTTATAAGTTATTTGTTATTTATCAGAATGACCCACAATCAATGAGGGTATTTTCTAATACGATGGATGATCTGCTAGCGTCATGGAAGAGAACCGTTGTTCCTGCTCCCATTGGGCTTCCACCACCATCATTAATAAACAGTTTTCCAAATTCAACTTCAGCGTATGCAATCTGAGTAAATACGCTTGAAGATTCTGTTACAGAAGATGCGAATGCAACCCTTGCAGCAGAATCATCCCAGAAAACAGATGCTTTTCTAGCGGCAGTATCAAAGTAGTGGAATACGACACCAACATCAATGTTTGCGTCAGATGAAGGAGCAACAAGACTACCACCACTGTTAACAAGACCAATTTCAATCAGACTATCTTCAACCAGAAGAGTTTCTGTATTGACTTCTGTTTGTGATCCAAGAACGATTAACTTACCACTAACAGTAAGGTCACTAGCGACGCCAACGTGACCATTTGAGTCTGTAATCGTGATGGAAGTCGTTCCATCTTTTGCTTTGACGTTTGTTACTTCAATCGATGTAACATCAATCGTATTATTAACAGTCAGTACATTACTATTGAATGTCAGTGCTCCACCACTATCATTAACTGCTCCAGAAGCACCAGCAACAAGGACATCAAACTGAGTTAAATC